GCATAATACTTTGGTGATGTGTCAACCTGTGTTGAATAGTTGATGTGCAGGAACAGACCACTACCCCCATCAAGGAATTCAGCCATGTACTCCTGCTTGAAGATATGTTCTGGTAGTGTGAGCTTCGCATCGTCAATCTCTGAACGCTGAATCATTGGATTGTCGTATGATGACATGCTGAATGACTTGTATTGCGGATTGACTGAATCTAATTGATGCAAGTGATAGAAATGATTCTTACCTCTCGGTGTCGAAATCAATATCACCTTCTTTCCTTTCACCAGTACAGTTGCCCTCAATACTTCTGTCCATGCCTCTGAATCCATGAACGCAAACTCATCACATATCAGATAGTCAAAGGTGTAACCACGAATGTTGTCGTATCTCTCGGAAGAAAAGAATTGAATGGTTGATCCATTGCGATATTCGATAATCAGATCACCCTTGTTGATGTTCTTGTAAATCTCTGGTCTTTTGATGAATGCTTTGTAAGTGTCGGCAAATACTTTCTTTGCCTGTTTATAGACAGGACTTACCCATGCTATCTTACTGCGTGGATTGTTCAATGCCCAATACATCATTTGGTTGGTAGCCATCATCGTCTTGCCAAACTGCCTACCGATACAAATCACATAGTATTTGTATTCCTCGTCATTGATGCTATTGTGTATCTTCTGNTGATTCGGATGGGGATTGTATAAGATTGCTTGTGCCAAAGTCTGCTCTAAATTTCATGTTACCTTTTATCTCGATTGTGCTTTGCTCAATGTACCCTCGCTTCTTTGCTTTACATTTTAGATAGAATATAGTTGACAATGGATTACCTTTTGCAATCTGTTTGTGCAGACAAGATTCTGCAAAGTCAAGTGCTACATTGTCGATGTCGTTGCACAGCTTTCTGTATGCTTTGCTTTTCTTTAACCATTCGTAGTGTGTGCTTCTATCAATGCCAACAGCACGACACGCTGCTGTAACAATACCCAATGCTTTTTCTAATGCCATGACCATTGCCTGTTGTTGCAAAGTTATGCCTGTGTCTATAATAGTGTAGGTATCAGTAGGAGTAACAATGACATCTACATTGTCTGCTGTCAGTTTATTTGCCACAAACTATACATTTATCGGTTTCTTGTCCTTCTTTTTCTTCACTTTCTGTTTCGCTGTCAAAGTTTGGTATATCAAGTCCCCACTCTATCAACTCAACCTCATTCCACTCATTTGCAATCATATCCCAGTCCCATTCACCGAATCCAACATTGTCTTTTATCAGGAACTCTTTCTCTTGCTCCTTTGTTAAGTTGTCTGCAATGATAATTGGCACTTCAATCAGTCCTGCTTCAACACATGCCTTCAATCTCATGTTGCCACCAAGCACCATCATATCTTTGTTGACTACGATAGGTCTGATGTCAAGCATCTGTGGTAGGTCTTTGATTGACTTCACCAACTTCTTAAACTTGTCATCCTTGATAAATCGTGGATTTGATTCGTTGAGCTTTATCTCTGATATTTTTACCTTGACTATTTTCATCCTTGACCTCTTGTTATTTTTGTCTTTCTGCAATGCTTGTTTTTAGACTTCTTCGCCCTGCCTTTTTTACGCACACCAAAGTTCTTCTTTGATGTCGTTGCTTTAATCTGTGCCATTCTCGTATTGTATCATTAAGTTATTTATATCTGCATACAGTTGCAACACACACGCATTGCAGTTAGTGTTCACTGGTGCTTGTCCTAACTGCATCCACACTCTCGCCATTGTGTCGTGTGGTGAATTACTTACATTTAGTTTTTGCTCTGCTACCATTTTAATTACGCCCCTATGGTTAACTAACTGTTGGTACTGGTCATCTCTTAATTTCATAGTGTTTTTAATTATCAAAAACCTCATAGGTTTAACGACTTTAATTTGTTTAAGATACATATAAGTAAGACCGCACCAACAGAACAGATGGAGCAATATGCTACCAGATGAAACACATTTGTGAAGTTGACTAATTGATAAACGAATCCTATCCATGATGCAAGACACATGGCACAATCAAATGGTCTGCACCTGCGTGGTTGTTTGGAATTATAGATGTCTATCTTGTAAAATATATTGTACTTACAAAGTAGGTACATCAGTTGCTGTGGTACATTCGACAGCTCTGCAAAGAATACAGAAAAGCAAATAATTTCGATTAGTGTTATCATATTCCTTTATGTATTAAGTAAAATTCTTTTCCGTACTCGTATGGTGGTAAGTGATGTGGTGATGTTACAATATTGCCATAAGGTAACAAATGTATTTTGTGGTCGTGAAACAAAACAGACATCACAGCTTGATCATGTCGATGTGCTACAAACTCATTTCTGTTGCTTGTGCCTTCGTTGAAACTTCCCATCTTCGCTTGTTCCAATATCTTATTATAGATTACTAATGTTATGGGATGCTCAAAGTTAAATGCGATAGCACCACCCCAAATCTGTTTGATGTCCGAAAGGTAGGTAATGCAATTTAGATTAGCAACTGCCTCATCTGAAATGTATTTGGACAATGTATGTCCTAAATTATCGAATGCCAAGATTGGATTTGCAAGACCTGTGATGTCCTTGTGCAATATAATTGATGAATCAATCCAATAGATTTCTGTGTAACCTTTTTCTCTTGCAAGTTGAATCATTGTAAACTTGAAAAAGTATGGCACATCATTATGTTCACGATGTTTGAATAGCAATGGATCGGGAAGTATTCCATCCCTTTCCTTTGAATGCAACCAATAGTCCCCATCCCAATGTTCAAGAATAGATTGATACAAACGAAGTTGCCCTTTGTTGTAATCTTCCCTACCTATTGATGCGTAGGATAGAATTATCTTCTTGCATTCAGGTGTATTCTTTGTCATAGTTTTTGTAATCGTAGTGATATATTGATTTGTCAATCTTTACTTCTGTTTTAAGAAATGGATTCAACCTGCTTGAATATTCTCTATCCTCTGCATTTGATTGGTCAGGGAACATTGCTTGTAGTGCAAGTTCTCTTTTTACTGGTGTCAAATGATTTGCTCTTCTAAAATAAACAATTTCGTTAATTTGTGAATCAAACTTATCTTCGTCAATGAAATCTTTTGACAACCGCCACTTGACAGGATGACCGCCATTAATTGAATAGATTCCTGTCGTTGCAATGCAGTCAGCATCCGATTCGATTGCCTCTAAAATCAAACGAAGGTAGTCGTTGCTGATGTGGTCATCGTCATCAATGAAACAAATGTACTTGCCTTGTGCTTTGTTTAGCAAGTTGTTTCTCTTTGCTCCTGTCGTGATTTGTTTGCTATCAATTTCTGTGATGACTTCAACGATAGCAGTTGCATCGCACAAAAGTATTTGTGTTTGAATTTCATCCAACAGAATTTGCAGTTGCAAGTGTCTTTTTTCAAGTGAGCAGATTAGTATTGATAGTTTCATTTTGATTGTTCTATTTCGTGAACTGCTGATGTACTTGAAAAGTCATTGTATTGATGCAATATCTGATCGCTGTGTGCTTGTTTTTGGCAGTTCGATAATACCTTCACCATCCAACCCCAATCCTCTGCATTGTTGATGTCAGGGAAAGAATGTTGTTGTGCAATGCTTGTGCGAATGGGACACACATGGAATGGCTGTCGTTTTACAATAGTTGTATCGTTCATCTGCTCATTCTCTGAATGGTTTAAATTCATGTCAACTATTCCCCAATAAGTAGAAGACTTGTACAGTGACCTGAATGTAATGATGTCAGGATTGATCTCTGATAATCTCAATACCGATTCTAAATAGTTTGGTGCAACGATGTCATCGTCATCAACGAACACAAGGTAGTCACCAGTTGCCCTGCACTTTAACGCATCTCGCTTTGCTCCTACACTCAATCCACCTTTAAGAAATTTCTTTGAGCTGTCGAACAATATCTCAACCTGTCCAAGTGATGGATGCGTTGTATGCACAAAATCTATCTGTGACATTAGATTCTTATACAAGATGTTGAACATCTTTTTGCGTTGTGGTAGTGTTGGAATTAATATGCTCAATCTCATAGTGCCATTATTATATTACATC